GAGTTTAATCATGGGCATGGGCATGTTTGGCGCGATGGCTGGGCTTGGTGAGGCTGGGCAGAAGGTTGGTCAGCAGTTGATGGCGGCCTCGCTCAAAGAGGATGAGATGCGGTTCCTTGAGCAGCGACAGAATGCGCTGCTGGAGAAGCAGGAGCGGATGAAGCGGGGTGGCGCAGAGAAGGATCGCACTGAGCGCATGGGGCGCATTGATACTGCCAAGACAGGTTTGTTGAATAGTGCCATCGGGCAGAAATATGCAGGATCTGATGCTGCAGTTGCCGCTGCGCAGTCGGGCGCTACGGATGGCCAAATGACGCCTGAGCAGTTAGCGGTGATCGAGCAGTCCAAGGGGGCCGATCGCGCAAAACTTGAGGCCGACCCAATGACCGATTTGCGCGCAGAGCATGCAGCTGGCGAGATGTCTGGAAAAGATTTTGCCAAGGTTGTCTTTGACGAGCGCAGAGCGGATCGTGCGGATGCATCAGCTTACAAAAAGGCAGAAATTGATGCCGCGAACCTGGCGCTCAAGGAGCGTGGCCTAGACATCCGCGATAAGCAAGTCATGGCGATGATCGCCAAGGTTGGATCTTCAGGCGGTGGCGGCTCTGGTTCTGTCGGAGCGTTTACTCAACAGTTCGACAAGATCAAAAAGGAAGCACCTGGCTGGTCGGCTGAACAGATCCTGACCTACATGAATCAGGCCAAGACCCCAGGCGAGTCCTACTCACAGACCGAGTCTGTCGATCCGCTGACGAAAGACGTTATCGTCAAGACAACGCGCAAGGGAAGCGGGTCGCCTGCTGCACCATCCACTTCTTCCACTAGCAAACCGTGGGAAAGAAAGTGGTAGAATAGTTCTCAGATAAATCCGTCTTACAAACCCTCACCACCGAAAGGTCGTGGGGGTTTTTCTTTTTGTGGAGCAGCAAATGGCGCAACCCCAAGTCGGCGAAATGATTGACGGCTACCGATTCAACGGTGGCGATCCTAGTTCTCAGGACAGTTGGAGCCAAGGGCCGAAGGCTGGCGACGTTGTAGACGGGTACAAATTTAACGGTGGTGACCCTAATGAAGAGTCATCATGGTCTGCGGCCAAGGCCGAAAGCAAAGGTATTCTGTCCTCAGTCGCCGACCTGGTCGGCTTCAAAGTGCCAACCTATGGCGAGGGCAAGAACTTCAAGCGTCCTGAAGGCCAGGTTGTCACTGAGAACACCTTCACGGCGGGTATGCCGGAAGAGGATATCAAGCCGAAGCGTAATATCGCGATGGAAAACTCGCTGATGCGCGGCATGGATGGAACTCCTGCTACTGAGCAAACAGCGGCATTGTCTGAGCTTCCATCTGTCAAGAAGGTAAGCCAACCGGTCAGCCGCTTCGAGCGCCAGAAAGAAGCGAACCGCAAGTGGTTGGATAACAGCAAACCGCTGGTCGTTGATCAACTTATCAGCGACAACAACCTATCCCCAGAAGATGCCGATGTAGAATTTTCACGCATGCGTTCTGCTGGCGTTGTGCCATCTGCAACTGAAAGCGGTCTGCGCGAATCAACATGGGGCGAGGCGTTTGACGCCGGTCTTGCAAAAGTAAAACCATCGTTTGATAAATCAATGGCGGGCTTGGCTTCAATCAAAGCCGATGTCACCGGAGACTTTGATCTAGCGAATGTTGCGGATGCGCTACGCAAGACTGCCAATGAGCGGCTTGCTGAAGCTGACGGCATCTTGGCTGGCACTTCCAAAGATTCGTGGAAGAAAACTATTTCGGATGCGCCGGCATCGATTGCGCAGAACCTTCCGACCATCATTGCCGCGTCTGCCGTGGCAAGCAACCCGCTACTTGCTGGCGTTATCGGAAACATCGGCCTGGCCGGTATGGGGATGGTTTCCGCTGGCACTGCCTATGCTGAAGGAAAAGATACCGGGCTTAACGTATCGAACAACATGCAGCAATCCGTACTGACTGGGTTGGCTGAAGTTATTCCAGAAAAGATGTCGCTCAATGTTCTTATCGGTGCATTGGGCAAGGATGTCGCCAAAAAGGCGATGACTGACTCTATCGTTCAGAGCGCAAAAACTCTTGGTAAATATATCGGCGCTGAGATCGGCACCGAAGAACTAACGACGATTGCCAACTTCGGCATCAACAAGATGTACTCGAAGCCTGACATGCCGATGAAAGAGCTTGTCAGCCAGATGATCGACACAGCAAAAGCGACGTTGATTCAAGCCCCAATTCTTGGTGGTGCTGGCATTGTCACCAAGGCTGCGGTTGATGGCGCAGGCCGGATCATCGATCCCACTGGGTATCAGTTGCGTGGTTACGCTGACGCGGTAGAGCGTACTAACTTTGCGCCGATGCAAGCTGATGGCGATACACAAGCCGCAGATGCCGCCAAAGCATCGACCATGAACGCATGGTCAAACGGTTTTGCTGGCACACCGAAGCAACCTGCAGCAACTGCCGCACCAACCCCCTCAGACGTGCTAGCCGCGCCCAACGACATTGACGCTATCACTCAAACGGCGAGGGCATCCGTCAAAGGTGCCGTCACTCCCACTGCTACGCAAACCGCAATCGATAACGACATCCTGGCGATGGAAGCGGCGGCTGGTATTGCTGCCGAGGTAGTATCCACGGAGACTACCACTGCGCCAGCACCAACGGTAACGCAGCACACGATTGAAGCGCCTGATATGCAGACCGTGTCGGTTCCCGATAGGTTGAACATCACCGTCGATCCGGTGCAGAATGCTGGTCAAGGAGTACCAACCAATGACCAAGAAAATCGACTGGGCAGCACGAATGACCAAGCGGTCACCCAATCACCAAGCGGAACAGGGCTTTCCGAGTTGCCTGATACTGGGCGAAAAACAACCGAAGAAGCCTTCGCCGACCTCCACACAGAAATCCCCGGTGTCAAATTCAACAGAGTTGAGCCAGCCAACATCCCTGCCAGAGCAGGAGAGTCAAGCCAAGCAACCGTAGCGCGCCAGCAAGAGGCGTCAGTTGTAGAGAAACTGTTTGGCCTGGCTGGGACGCAGGTTCATTATGTCACGACGGATACCGGCGCAGAGTCCTTTGGTGGCGCGATCTTGCGCTCAACGCCTGGCCACATATTCGTTGACGTAAACAACAAGAGTTTTATGCAGGACGCTATTCGTGTGCGTGCTGCACATGAAGCACTGCATGACCTCAAGTTGCGCAACGAAGATCTTTATGACGGGATAGTCAATCAGCTTCGGGCCGTTGGCGCTGCCAAGTTGAGCATGAAGCAGTTCCAGCCGATCTACGATAAGACCGGTGCTGTAAAGATTCAAGATCAAGCGCACGCCACCGAAGAGCAGGTTGCCAACCTGTTCGGCAACATCATGTCAGACCCGGCAGCAATGCAGGATCTGTTGCAGCGTATCTCTGGCGGCGACATGTCGGTAGCAGCCAAGGTGGTCGCAGCCTTCAGGAATGCAATCGCTGCCATCAAGAAGCACCTCACCGCACTCGGCACAAACTACGACACCAGCAGATATGAAGGCGACCTCAACAGCGCCCAGAAGATCCTGATGGACTCCTACGTCGCATTCGCTAAGGCACAAGGCAAGAACCGACTTGATGCTGAGATCAGTGTGGTGCAAGCAAGCAAAGGGATTAAGCAGTCGCCTGCCAAGAAACCAGGCTCTGATGCTGGGCATAAGCGCGAGTCTGACGGTCGATATGTTGGCGCCCCTGACTGGGTTGGAAACAACCCGATGCAGCTTGTCAAGATGCGCAAGACGCTTAATCAGCTTGCCAAAGAAGGGGATAGCGGACGGTACTGGTATGAGAAGTCATCGAAGGCTGTCATGGATATGGTCGGCGGTGACAAAGCAGCCGCAGAGAAATTCGTCGGTCTTCTGGCAATCTATTCCCAAGGAACATCTGTTCCAGCCAATACCGCAGCGGCCATCAAGGCATGGGCGCAATGGAAAGCCGGTGTCAAGATTGACGCTGGTCGCTTCCCTGAGGCAATGGGCAAAAAGGCAACCACTTGGTTGAACACTGGCAAGGACTGGGGCGGCATCAAAACAAACAACTTCTATCAGGATCTGATGGAAGAGATAGACCCATCCAAGGTTGATCACGGACACTCCACGATGGATATGTGGATGGCACTGGCCTTCGACTATGGTTCAAAGGTTCTTGATCAAGGGCCAAAGTATCTGTTTGCCCAGCGCGAGATTGCCAAGGTTGCCAAGGAGATGGGGTGGAAACCGCATCAAGTCCAAGCGGCTATCTGGTCGTCCATCAAGACTCGCGTTGAATCCTCCGAGCGCCTACGCAACGAACGAGAGTTAGCGGCTGGCATCAGGGTGATGGGCAAAGAAGGAATGGAAACCGCGAAGGGTCGCGAGTACGAACATTTCCGCTTGGCTCATCAGCTTGGAATGGAACACGACTTTGATGGTCGCGATCCCGCTGAAGTTATTAAGGAAAAGGGAGAGGACTTCTCTGATGCGATGCGTAAGCGTTCAGCGCAGATGTCACTTGAAGCAATTCCTGGATCTGCGACAGGGCTGCTCCCCGGCATCCACACCGCAACGATGGCGCAGCAGGAAGAGTACCTCGCCGAGATGCGCAAGGCGTTCTCTACGGCAAGCGGCAGTGACATCATCGACGCAGAGCTTGGGCATTTAATCAACACCGAGGTTAAAGGTTTCTCCGGCTGGAAAGGTGTAACCAACACGGGCTTGCAACGCGCTGTGACGGTTCAGACTGACAGCCACGGTGGTACAGATAAGAACACAGTCGTCGGGAACACTCGCGACTTCCTTGATCTTTCTGCGGCTATCCACGGGCTTGTTTGGACACAGGACGGAGTCGCTTGGCACTTCCCGCTTTACTCTGGTGCGAAGAATGGTTTGAACGGTGTTGAGTTCAAGATAGGGAGGTTGTTAACGCAGGCCGAGAGTGATAGCCTGTACCAAGCGTTAAGCAAAGAACTTGGTCATACGTTCTCGCCACCGATCCCGACGACTGATGGTCTTGGGTTCAGAGTCCTGAATTTCCCTGATGAGAAGTTTGCGCTTGCCGCTGGTGTAAAGGATGCTGCGGAAAAGAAAGCCCTTCAGAAATCGCAGACTGCGAAGAATGAAGAGTTTGCATCGTCCGTCGGCTCCGCTGTTAAAGCACAAGCATGGTCTGCTGATGTGGCAGATGTGGCTCGATTTGAGTCTGACGGTAGTCTTGTAGAAAATGATTGGAGTAACGGGGATGTCGAGTACAGGAAAGAAATTGGAAGAGTTGTTTCCGGGTTTGGTGCGCGTAGCTGGGCCGGACGATCCGATATATTCGAGTGGATTGACCTTGACCTCCGTCCAAAAGCCGACGCAGTCAACGCAACATTCTCCAAAAAATACGGATGGGGAAAAGCAAAGTTCAGCCCCAGCAGATCCGATGCTGCCAGCGATGGACGGGCTGGAAGATTGGTTGAGAGCGGAGTCAGCGAAGTATCGAGCTACGGACGATCAAGCCCAGGTGCCGTCGAAGCAACCGGAATCCACTACTCCGGCGCCGAAAGAAACAACCTAGACGGACGCTACTACGGCACGGGTGCGCGAGGCAAAGAAGCTGATCGCGTCCGTGCTGCTACTGATCCACGGATCAAAGAGCGCATCTACTTCTATGTAGATTCAGGCAAGGGCGTAACGCCTGAGCAGGGTGTCGGATCAGTTCCTCACTCAGTCAACCTCAAAAACCTATACGACGGTAACGCGGATACCTGGATCCAGAAGAAACTGGATAGAAATCTCAAAGACGGGGAGTGGGATAGCGCATTCGAGTCCGCAGTCATCGACGCAGGCTTTGACGGCTACGTCTCCGACTTTGGCACGCAGAGAGCCGCTGTTCTACTCGGTCGGCACAATGTACCAGTCACCGCTGGCAAATCGACTGTAGCCTCACAGCGCAAGGCTGGTGCGGTGAATGAGAGCGCAGACGCAGTAGAGCAGTCACGCATCCTGCCTGGTGGTCAGATGTCCGGTGCAGACTGGAAGAAGATGATCCCGGCAGTCGTGCCTGGTGCTTCGGTCGACATGCTGCAAGACGGCAAGGATTACTACAAGTCTGACGTGGTGGCGGCGATGCGCGGCACCAAGTTCTCACCAGCAAGACAGTCCGACACGCCTGAGTTCAAGAAGTGGTTTGGCGACTCTAACCTCCGCAATGAAGACGGATCGCCGATGGTTCTCTACCACGGCACCAATAAAGACTTCAGCGTCTTCAAGTCCAGCAAGACTGGTGTCACAGGCGCTGGGGTGTATCTCGGTATCGACACAGGAACTGCAGACAGCTACGCCGGGGATGACTCTGGATCAAACGTCATGCCTGTCTACGCCCGTGGTCGCTACATAGGGATGACAGAGTGGAGCAAGTACGTTCAGGAGAATGGTGGCTGGGCGCAGGGTCGGGCCAAGGCCGAAGCTGATGGTGTTGCCGGGATCATTGACCTGAAGATTGAGAATGCGGTTAATGTGTTTGATCCAAACAACCTCAAATCGGCAATAGGAAACTCGGGAGCCTTCGACGGCAGCAATCCCGACATCCGCTTCTCACCAGGCCGGTTCTACTCCCAGCTTGAACGCGCAGTAGAACAGACGCCGGATCGCATCTTCAACACCGCACCGCAGTTCAAGATGTGGCTCAACGCCAACGCTGCCAAGCTCGGAATTAAAAAAGACGAGATGGAATGGACTGGCATCGGCGAGTACCTCGACACACTCGGCAAGGGCAAGGTCAGCAAGGCTGATGTGCTGGGCTTCCTGAAGGCGAATGGCGTGCAGGTTGATGAGGTCGAGAAGGGTAAGTTACCTGGCGAGCCGACTGTCGCGTTTGAAGATGGGAAATGGGTTGTCCGTGGTGGATCTGGAAAGGTGTTTGGGAAATACAACGACGAGGAAGACGCCAACGCAGCAAAACCACGCGCCAAGGAATACTCGCTTGTCCCGACCAAGTACAGTCAATACGTCCTGCCGGGGGGTGAAAATTACCGCGAACTGCTGCTGACGCTGCCAGAGAAGCACGTCTATCCGAAGACGCCGGTCCTGACTTCCGAGGAGAGTCGTCGGTTCTCTACTCTGACGCAGAAGATGCGGCAAGATGGCAACCTACCTGCTGCCGAGATGGCGGATTGGAAAGCGCTTAAACACCAGCGCGACAAGCACAACAACGAGCTTGAAGACATTAGCCGCGCCGGCCAGAATCAGAAGCCTTACCGCTCGTCACACTGGGAAGAAGACAACATCCTTGCTCACGTTCGCTTCAACGATCGCACGGATGCTGATGGTGCCAAGGTTCTGTTCATCGAGGAGTTGCAGAGCGACGCAGGCCAAGGAAAGCGCGATGGCAAGGTAGATTGGAACGCACCTTTCATCGGGAAGACCGAAGCATGGCTCGGCCTCGGCATCAAGCGAATGATCGCGTATGCGGTTGAGAACGGCTACCAAAAGGTGGCGTTCGTCAATGGTGAGCAGAGCGCTGATCGGTATTCGCTGGCGAAGAAGATCAGCCGATTGGAGTGGAAGACCACACCAGGTGAATCGAACGGCGTGCTGATCGGCTGGGACGCCAACGGCAACGGCGTGCTTGAGAAAGAGATGGCTCCGTCCGAGGTGGAAGACTACGCAGGCAAAGAGTTGGCGGATCGATTGGTCAACGGCCCGGTGAATCACGAAACCGCGCGCGGCAGGCAGGTTCGCCGCGTCGAAGGCGCCGACCTCAAAGTCGGCGGCGAAGGCATGAAGGCCTTCTACAACACCATCGTTCCGCAGACCGTCAATGACGTGCTGAAACGATTGGGGGGCGGGAAGGTTGAGTCTGTCGTCGTACCGATCGGTGATCCCAAGAACACCCTCGGCTACACGTTCGAGACGGTCGGCCAGGAACCTAGCTGGGCTGAGATCGAATCAGTCCTCGCTGTCACCAAACGCTCCGGGCCTGACATCTTCATCAACCCGCTCAACGGCGAGCGACTGGGCTACAGCCTCAACCGTGTCACACCTGACGGCAACCTGCGCCTGGTCAAGGCTGCGATGGAAGGCGGCAAGTCTTTTACCGATGCCTTCAGCGAATACGGAGATGATTTCCTGGGCCAGATCTTCGGGGTTGAGTTGCGGAAGGTGCCTGCCAAGACCAAGGCATCTGACCAGACCGGCTTCACCATCACCCCATCCATGCGCGAGAAGGTCGAGCAGGGGATGCCGTTGTTCTCTCCACAACGCGCCCCGGTTCAAACCCCTTGGGCAACTGAAGCAACCGGCAAGATCGACAAGATTATCTACGAAGCGCAGGACAAGTTCGTCGATCTGAAGCGTGTGCGTAATGCCATCAAGGAGGCCGGCATTCAGGTTCGGGAAGAGTACGACGCCTATGTCGCCGAAGAACTCAACCACGGGCGCGCTGCGTACCGGGTGCAGCTATTCCTGGAGCAAGAGTTCGACCCGCTCCTTGAAGAGATGAAGATGCGTGGCGTCAAGACGGAAGAGTTCGACAAGTACCTGCATGCACGTCACGCCAAAGAGCGCAACAAGGCGATGGCGAAAGCCAACCCCAACCAGGCTGAACTGGATACCTTAATCTCTGACGCAGAGGACGACGTTCATAACGCTGAACTCGATGTCCAGATGACCAACGGTGGTCAGAAGGAAGTCTGGGCGCTACAGCGTGCGCAGAGCCGGCTTAATGCACTGAATGTATCCAAGCCTTTCAGCGGTACGGAGGAAGAGCGCCAGAAGCTGTCGGGTATGTCTAACGCTGAAGCGGATCAAGTCCTGGCGTCCAGCAGAGCAACGCTGGAACCCCTCGCCAAGAAGGTCGATGCGATTGTCTCCGGCACCCGATCCTCCTTGGCCGGGTATGGGCTTGAGACTCAGGACACCGTTGATTCGATGGCGAAGGCGTACAAGCACTACGTCCCGCTGTTCCGCGAGATGGATGACTCTGACCTGCTTGGCACGGGGGGCAACGGCACGGGATCTGGGTATTCGATTAAAGGTTCTACCTTGAAGCGTGCTACAGGTTCGCTGCGCGCAGTTGAACCTATCCTTGCCAACCTCATGGCACAGCGAGAGCAGGCTATCGTGCGGGGTGAAAAAGCGTTGGTTGGGAAGTCGCTTTACGCGATGGCGCTGTCAGCACCGAACCCTGACTTCTGGTCGGTGATTCGTCCGAACATGAGCGCCAAGGACATGAAGGCCGCGATGGTCGCCGCCAACCTCGATCCTGCGCTGATCAAGACGATGGTCGATGCGCCGATGGAAGCCTACATCGATGACAACACCGGGGTGGTGCGCTTCCGTGCCAACCCAATGATCGGCCGCGACCCCAATGCGGTCGTCGTTCGTGTTGCCGGGGAGGACCGTGTGATCCTGTTCAACAGCGAGAATGACCGCGCAGTCCGTCTGGCATCGGCTTTGAAGAACCTAGACTCACAGAGTGCCATCGGGCCGATCAAGGCGATTAACAATGGTGTCGGCCAGATCACCCGCTACATCTCCGCGATCAACACACAGTACAACCCGATCTTCGGCATCAAGAACTTTATCCGGGATTTCCAAGGGGCTGGGTTCAATCTTTCAACGACGCCGATTGCCGGGCAGGAGGTTAAGGTTCTCGGCCATGTTGGCAATGCGATCCGTGCGATCTACCGGCAGGAGCGTGGCAAGTCCGTCTCCAACCAGGCGTGGTCCGATATGTGGACGGAGTTCCGCGAATCTGGGGCAGAGACGGGTTACATGGATTCGTTCAACAATCTTGAAGACCGAGTAGGGGCCATCCAGAAACACATCAAGGGTAGAAACTTGGTGATGCAAGGTATCGGGCCGGTCCTGGACTTGCTTGGTGACTACAATACCGCGATCGAGAACGGTGTCCGTTTGTCGGCCTACAAAACTGCGCGTGAGTCTGGCCTATCAAAGATCGCCGCGGCAAGCATGGCCAAGAATCTCACGGTCAACTTCAATCGCAAAGGTCGCACTGGCGGGAAGCTGTCTGGCTGGTACGCCTTCTTCAACGCTGCTGTGCAGGGCAACGCCCGAATCGCCGAGACGTTCATGGCCGGCCACAAGGGTAAAGCCGCTGGCCTGATGGCTGCGAAGCTAGGATCTGCTGGAATCGGTATCGGCGCATTGCTTGCGGTGATTGGTATCGCCATGATGGGCGACGACTGGGACGACATCCCCGATTTCGTCCGCTCAAGGGACTTCATTATTCCGCTTGGAAAAATGGACGCTGAAGGTGCGAATGTCAGCAAAACAAAGTCTGGCTGGTCCTACTTGCACATCCCGATGGCCCTTGGCTACCATGTGTTTCCGGGTATTGGCCGCACGATGGTCGAGATGGCCATGCTCAAACGCACCGAAGCCGGTAAGCGGATGGGCAACCTTCTTGGCGAGGTGATCGGCGCGTTGAACCCAATGGGCGCTGTGAGTATCGCCGACAAAGGGTGGGGTGGCGTAGCGGAAGCGTTGGCGCCATCGTTCGCAGATCCTGTCCTTCAGCTTGCCAACAACCAGAACGCATTCGGTCGCCCGATTGCCAAGACCAACTTCAGTGAGAAAGACCCGACACCTGCGCCTGATCGCTTCTTCAGATCAGCCAGCAACATTGGCAAGGGGGTTTCCAAGGGGCTGGACAGGGTCTCTGGTGGTGATGGCGCAGAGCCTGGCAAAATCCAATTGACACCGGATCAGATCGACTACATCTTCGGTCAATTGACCGGTGGTGTTGGCCGTGAAAGCCTGAAGCTGTACCAGTATCTTGAGAGCAAAGCGACCGATAGCAAGATCCCGGAAAGCCGTGTGCCAATCAAGGGCATGTTCTACGGTGAAACCAAGTCGGAGCAGAGCGTCACTGGCAAGTATCACGACATTGAGAAGAAGATCAATATCGCTGAGAACGGCATCAAGCTGACCAACACCGATGCTGGCCGCGCGAAGTACACCGAGAATCACCCAGAGGTTAATCTGGTCCCTGCGATGCGATCAGCTACTGGTCGCTTGAGCAAGATTAACAAAGCCCGTAAAGCTGCGGATGCCAGGGGTGACAAGGCCGAGGTAAAACGCCTTGACTCCGAAGCAACGGGTATTCGCACATTGCTGATTGATCGGTATTACGACATGGATAAGTAGACGACAAAAAGCCCAGCCACCGATTAAGGTGCTGGGCCGTGTGGGTAAATTCTTGGCCAACTGTGGGCGAACAATGCTGTGATTTCTTCTATTTCGTTGTGGACAGCCGCTCTGCACCGTGTAATAATCTTCGCTTCGGGGGTTGCAAATCCGTGTAGGTCGGTTCGACTCCGGCTCGCGCCTCCAAGTGATACCAAGGGTTTCAGGCTTTTAGCTGAAGCCCTTTTTCTTTATGTGTGGGGAAGAAGTCTCCAACTAGGCAATTTTGAGCATGGCGTTCAGCATGCTCCCGGTTGATAAGTGAGCGTACCTTTGCGTGCTTGCCTGTGACTTGTGGCCCAGCACCGCGCCCACTGTGTAGAGATCAACGCCGGCATTAATCATCGATGACGCGCTGCTGTGCCGCAGGTCGTGGAAGTGCAGATGATCTAGCCCGACCTTTGCCCTAGCCTCTCTGAAGTGATGACTCATCACAAACCTTGTTGGCGGTTTGAACTTGATGCAGGTGTTTAGCTTCGGGTGGATTGGTACGACGCGAGGCTGGCCGTTCTTTGTCGTATCAAGGACAAAATATCCCCCAACTCGTGTTGCTCGCTCAATCTCTCCTGCTCGCATCCCTGAGTAGAACGCTATCTTGATCGCAGCCCTGGTGGGTAGGTGGTCGCACGCTCTCGCCAGTTGCAGCATTTGCTTGCGGTCGATATAGACCTGCCTGGCGTTATCCACTGACGGCACTAGCACGGCTGCGGCTGGATCAGACTCTGCCATGCCGTGGTGCTTCCACCCATACCTACACGCGGCAGTGAGATACCGGATGCGATTTTTGATGGTAGCCGGTGAAAGCCTATCGGCTTCTTTCTTGGCGTAGGTTTTACAGACCTCTGCCAGTACGCCCATGGGCTTGCTATCATACGCCCAGAACATCTGAGCAAGCTCAAGGGCGGCATTGTGTCCTGCCTTCAGTTCAGGACACCGCTCAAGAATGTATTTTTCTACCGCATCCTCGATGCTAAATTGAGGACGTTGGATTCCCGAGGCGACGGCGTAGAGCTTTGCGCACTCTTTCCGGTCGTAGGCGTCCGCTTGGGCTTGATTCCAAGTTTTCGGAAGGCGCTTTCTAAGTCTGATGCGCTGGCCTTCAACGCGACGGTCGAACTCAAAGATGAAGCAACCTTTTGCTTTATCGCGGTACACCGACATGATTCCATGTACTCCTGAATGTCTGAGGTGCTGAAAATTACACGACCTCCTATCCTATAACAAGGCAACGGCCCCTGTGGGGCCGCGAGTGAATAGACTGCTCTGGACGAAATCCCCAGAAGGGATGCCACCTCATGGGCTGATACTTGTTTCATCGCATCCTCCTTTCATCTCCCGCCATGCGGTGATGGCTTCCTGCGTTGCATGTATCGGCCTTGTCTGCGCTTGATGACTCTCAAGCGCATTTCCAAGCTGATCGCACAAATCCTGGTACGCCTTGATCGTCTTCGCTTGCGCTAGATTCATCTCGTAGAGGCTGACAATCTCAGATTGCTGATCGCCAACCTTCCTCAAGAAACATTCCTCACTATCATCCCCCGAGTACAGCCACTCCACCGCACGCATCAACTCAGCAGTGTTCGCTGCGATATCCTTAATCTCGCGCAGCTTGATCATGACCTCTGGCGAGAATGATAGATACTCAGGGTCAGTCAACCTGTCGTCTAGGTCATAGACGAAGCTAGTCACTCGGCTGTATGCGTAATCGAAACTTCCTCCGCTCATTTCATTGCCCTCCATGCCTCAAGTGCAGCGTCACAGTCGGCATACCCAAATCCGTTGTTAGGGATGTAAGACATAGCGATAGTTAACTGACCGCCTAGTTGGTCGCACAGTGCTGTCAGATCATCAATCTTCCCTTGCAAGCCAGCGCACTTAGTCGCCAGTCGAGCAATTTCATATTCTTCCTTGCTCGAACAGAATTCGTTATTTAGTCCAATCATTTCTCAATTCCTTTAAGAACATTCCTAGCAAACACCTGCAATTCCATAGCGCTAATCCTAGCCGATGCGTCCCCTATCGTTACAAGTGCATCCCGTAGCTGCTTGATCTCGACATGAGCCTCAGCGAACCGCTTGTTCTCACAGTCGAGGGCATCTGCATCAGCTCTTTCGTGCTCAATATCATTCGTCAGGGAGTGAATTTCCAACTCATACCGAGAGCAAACGCACCCGTGGCACATGCACCCATCTCTGTGGTCATCACTCATTTACTCGCTCTCCTTTCATTGCTGAGATAGCTGCATCAATGGCGCAATCTGTTTCTACAACGTAATCTAGGGCTTTTGTTTTTCCGCAAGGCATCCACGCGTATCCTTTTCCGCACTCGAAATCTACACCGACACGCTCACGAAGCCAGCGATACCGTGCTGCATCCTTCTCAGCAGTCTCCATCCGAGCAATCAACTCAGATTCTGCAAAAAGCAAATGAGGTAGCTCGTTAATGTTCTCAAGCAATCTCTGTGCATCAGCACTCTTTGACTCAAGTGCTTCAATCAACTCCAGCACCCAATCAGGATGGATGTGGAACCCACCCTCTGCGTATGCACGAATGTCTTTAATGTCAGTCATCCTTTTAATACCTCATGTGTCAGCACATCCCCGCTTCTGTGCTCATTTATGTTCTCCAAAATAATTCGTACTAATTCACCCTAACCGCCGCCACGTTTCCAAGACCATCGTCAACAAAAGATCAGCGCGGCAATACGTTATTTAGAGTCAGTGACGCTTGACTGTCGCGGTAGGGTGATTGGTGGGGCGCAGGAAGTTCCCACAGCCTGTTTTCCTCGGTTAGAGTTAAGCCCCGTTGATCGTCCACTTGTTTGATTTACTGCCTGGCCGTGCTGTGGTTTGCACCAGGCCACTTTTTGCCAGCGTCTTGAGGTGATACAAGGCATTTGATTTGCTGGTCTCTAGCATCTCAGTAACCTGCGCCGTTGTTTTCGACCCTTGGCGCAGGAATTGAAGCACCTTGATACGGGCATCATTGCCGCGCTGGTGATAGCCATGCACTACATAGCTGTCCACTTCTTCGCGTGGCGTATTGACCATAATTCTGGCGGCTGGCGGTGGAACATACGAACTCGGGAACATCGCGGCGATGAGTTGGCTCATTTGATTTCTTTCAGCGCCATTTTTGCGATGAGGACAACTGCGGGGGATGTGGTCTTGAGGTCGAGTATTTCCTGAAGGGACGCCTTGATTGCTGCTAGTTTTTGTTCTAGTGTCATGGCTTCACCTGCTGCACACTGGAGTCGTTGTTATACCGTCCGATGGTGGCGTAGCTACGCGCTGTCGGAACTTCCTTGACCCGGTAAAAAAGCATCTGGCCGATGTACATGCCAGGTGTTAGGCGCAGGCTGTTGTAGCGCAGCAGGTTCTTCAACTCCAGTGTCAGTGAAGATCCGTGCCAACCGGCATCGCACCATGTTGCCAGTGCGTTCTCAAGACCGGTGCGTGCGCCGCTGGATTTCAGTTTGAACTCGGCGCAGATGTTGTTCGGCAAGTTGAACGTCTCAACCGTGTGCGCCAGGATGAACTCACCGGGCTGCATGTCATAGTGGGTGGCGATGATCTCCTTGTGCGATGGGAACACCTCGCGCTTGTGGATATCCACAGCACGGGTGCGGTGGTCGCAGTAATCTTCGGTGATGATGTCGTTGCCAAGACGCACGTCGATAGACGCGGCATTGATTGCCTTTGGGTCAACGTCGGTGATAACACCTTGTTCAACCAGTTCGCACAACTCTGTATAACTTAGCAAGCTCATTTCTCATCCTTATAAATAAATTCCAATATCATTTCACAGTAGTGGATGGCCTTCTTGATGTCTTCGGCGCCGTTCTTGTTCCGGTGCCGAGAGATGTACTTCACGACGTTAGCTTCCATGTAGCCGAGTTCATTTTTTAGGATGTACTCGATTGGCTGGATCTTCATCGCGCGGTAGTGGTCTCCTCCCGGTTGGGTATCTAGCGCGCTCATTTACAGGCCTTCTTAATGGTGCGCAGCCGGTGGCGATCAATCACCGCCAAAACAATCTCTCGATCTACCAACTCAAGTTTCTCGGTGAGGTCAAAGGCATCGTGCGCAAGCTGGTCCAGTCTGGCTTCGCACAGTTCAAGCTGGCGCTCAGTGACGGCGCGATAAACGCCTGCGGGTGATAGCTGGACGCTCATAGCACTAACCACATAATGATGAGTGCGGCGATCAGTGCAAAGCGGTCACCCATGCGCCGGTAGTAGGCATCTAGTGCGGCCTGGCGCTTGCGGTAGTCAAGTGTGGTCACGTCGGCATCTCCCATCGGTTGCGCATCCCTAAATCCCGTTGCCGGCCTTTCAGCCGGTGCAGTTCGCGTTTAGCGGACATGCGGGTTTCGATGATGCGGTTGATTGCTTTAGGGTGGTTGGTAACTTCCAGGCACTTGTCGCAGCCGTCGATCAAGATTGCCTTGGCGTAGAGCTGCAGCCAGAGAATGAGGCGGGTCATGGCTATTCCTTTCTGTAAAATTTCGACACGAAGCCGTCGCCAGCGAGTGGTAGCCCGGGCGCCCAGTGAAGCGGCTGGCCCATGATTGCCTCGGCTTCGGTTAGCTTCGCTTGGGCGAGGTGATCGTCAACCTCAAGGATCGCTTCGTCATGGACGTGCCCGACGTTGGCCATCCCTGCGGCCTCAAACTGGGGGAGCACCACGGCCAGGCAGTCGCGGGCGATCGCCTGGGTCACGTTTTCCAGCAACTTCCCGGCGTAGGTCTTGGTCCTGCCCCAACGCTTGGTGTCCTGGTCCATGCCGTCATAGGTGATGTTCTTGAAGCCACCTTCTTCCTCGATGCGCGGCTTGACGTAGCAGAGGCTGCGGCCGGAGGGGAGATCCAAGAACAGCATCCCTGACTCGTATCGGAACTGATACTTTCCCGGGACACCCGTCGTGACCTTCTGTCGGATGGTGATCTTGGCGTTCCGCTCCATGGCATGGGCAAAATCCACGATCTCTGGGTTGGCTGCTCGCCAGGCTTTGACAATCCCCGGCAGCTCCTCTTCCGTCAGCCCCATCTTCAGGGCGCCCATCGTGATCAAGGCTCCCGCTCCGCCAAGGTATCCCAGGGCGAGCTCGGAAATCTTGCCTTTCTGACGGTAGGGACTCTTCTTATCCACGGACCCGGGCGGCAGCTTGAACATCTGCTCGGCCGAGGCTTCGTATATCTTCCCGTGGGTCTTGAAGACTTCCAGGCGCCACTGACAGCCGGCGAGCCAGGCAACCACCCGGGCTTCAATGGCGGAGAAATCGACCACGACAAAACTCTTGCCGGGCGGCGCGATGAAGGCGGTGCGGATGAGCTCCGACAGGTGCGGCTGTAGAGGGCCGAACAGCAGCTCGGAGATCTCCGACCGGCGTTCTTTCAGCAGCTCCCGCGCCAGGGTTAGATCCTGCAGTGACAGGTCTGACTTGGTCAGGTTTTGCATTTGTACGCCGCGCCCAGAGTTCGAGACTATCCTGCCGTTTGCCATGAAGCGGTTGCGCGGCCCCGCGTTGATGATGTCGTAGGTTTTCATGCTTGGTTTTTTGCCTTTCTTGTCGCAACGCGACGGGCCATGTACTCGGCGTACCTAACGGGGTCTTGCCTGAGTTCCGCCCAGAACCGTTTGATCCCCGCACTTGCCGCCGGGCCTTGCTTACCCCGGTCGATCGCAGCGCGGGCTGCGGCTGTCTTTGCCGAGCGTTCCGCAGGGTCGGTAACCTCCGCCCACCTAGCCACCGCTTTGTCGCTGATCTTCTGCGCCAGAGCGGACCTTTCGGCGTCAGTTCGCCTAGCCCAGAGGGCAAAGGCGTTTTCTCGGGTGCAAGCTGCACGTTTGTGCTTCCACATGAGCCGGTCCTTTAGCGTCCGGGGCGCCGGCTCCCGAGGTGGTTGGGAGCCGGAGCGAGACGCGATACGCAAGGCCCGGCGCGATGCGTGGTAAGCCTCGGCGGGGTTTGCTGCACGCCACTCCTGGGCACGCTGCGACATGGCCGGGTAGTCAGACCAATCGTCTTCCAGCTTTACCTTGGAGAGCTTCTCCAAGTAGGCCGCCTTTGCCTCGGGGTTCTCGGCCATTGCCTGCCAGAAAATCCGCGCCCCAGCTTCGCCGTCTGCCTCCCCTCCGGGAGATAGGTTGTAGAGGTAGCCCACAGGGCTTTCCGCGATGTGTTTCTGCTCTAGCTTCTGTGCCTCTGCTTTGCTGTTGGCGGTGTCGATCTGTTCGACAAGGAAGCTCTCGGGCAGGTAGCAACGGATTGCGTTGTAGAACGGCTTATTCTCCAGGAGGGAATACGCCCTTTTGACGTGCTGCCGCCACCGTTCGCTAATCTTGCTTTTAGTCAGCCCGATGTAGCTTCGCCCGGAAGGGGACGTTATTTTGTAAATCGAATACATGCTCACCTCTCCAAAGTTTTCTGCCAGTGAGTTTTGCATCGCCGAGAGGCATCTTTTCGTCCGAAGAGACCCACACAACGTGCTCTGGTGTTGCGGTAACCTCGTCCCACTCAATGACGTTTTTATCCCCGCTGAAGACGACACCCTCGTGGGTTACCCAATCCGTCCCGTCCCAGACAAGGTCTGAACCGAGCACCTCCTCAATTGGCTTCTCAAGCACTTCGCCGGGTAGCGTCTTGACCAGTACAGCCGTGCCTTCAGCGAGGCACCAACGCCCGGTCCGGTTGGCGCCGTAGAACTGGAACATCCCACGGACCCGATCGTCGTCGCCAATGTAGCGGGCCAGCGCCTTGTACTTGGCAACCGATGACTTAGACAGCTCCTGCCGAAGACGTAAAGCCTCGGTGACCGCAGCTTCGTCAGTGATCGCGAGGATGTCTTTGACCGAGGCCTTGTTCAGGCTTTCGACTTCAATCTCATGCTCCTCCTCAAGCCACTTTTTCAGCTTGGCAACCTGCGTTGCCTTGGTGATCCCGGTCAGCTTGACGAACTGCTCAGTCAGCTGGGCCTTGGTGCTGTCATCGAGCTCGATCGCAGCTTCAATCAAAACCCTGTCGGTCAGCACGCCACGGTCATTGATCGCCTGGTCCAATGCCCAGAGCGTTTGCTCGTTATCGTTCGGCGCCCAGCGAACCAGCTTGTCGCGCACGGTCATCTCGACCTCGACATCGCGGGCGCAGTATTCCTTGAACAGCGCCCAGCGTTCGGGGTCGTGCCCTGGGAAGTTGCGGGTCCGTTCGCCGTTCTTGGCGGTCGGCTTGCAGGGGATGCAGAAGTAACGGATCAAGCCACCACCGACGCCCATCTTCTGTTTGTCCTGGGGCAGGCCAATCACCTTGCCAACGTCGCCGAGGTTGCCGGGCAACCCCATGGTCAGTGCGAGCACCGAAGTGCAACGCCACTGCTCGGGCGGCATCGGCCGGTTGAAGTGGCGGGCTAGACAGGTTCTCTCGAACGCCGCGTTGAACGCAGTTTTGATGGCGTCTGGGTCGGTCAGTGCCGCGATCACGTCGGGCGGGATCTCCTCGCCACGTTGGACGTCGATGCAGCGCACCGGCCCGCCATCAATCGAGTATGCGAACAACAGGATTTCGAAATCCGGGTGGGCGGCGTAGGGATAAACGCCCGATTTGCGAAGATCCACAGGGCTGAAGGTTTCGATGTCACAGCTCAGTATTTTCATTCTTGGTTCTCCTTTGCAGAAGCCCCCGCGTGAGCAGGGGTTTGAACAAGGGTTACGCGAGGAAGTCGGCTTCAACTTCATCGAACTCGTTGGCGACTGTCTCGGCATCCGCAACACCCGAGCCGAAGGTCTCATCAGCCTTGTACTTCTGGATGGCGCGCAGGCTTGAGCTGACGCCCTTGGTGCCCTCGCCAGTGAGGTACGCATAGATGCTGATCTTGGCGTAGCCCCAGTAGCCAGACTGCAGCTCGCCGGCTTCAATCAGTGGCTTACGGTCCGGGCCGACCAACACGGGCGGGTGGTCGACATCAGAGCGGGTGCTGATGTAGTAGTAGCCCGGGTGCTTCGGCTCGCCCTCGTTGTTGGTCTCGGCGTCGCCGTCCTTCAACACCCAGTTCTCGTACTTCTTCGGGATGTCGCCGAACTTCTCTTTGAGTGCGGTCTCGATCGTCTCGCGAACGGACTTTAGGAGTGAAGCCGGGTTCTCGCAGAAGCCGGGTACCGGCGCCTTGGGGATCAGGAGGGTGCCGCTAAATTCGACCTTCTTGCGAATGTCGTTCATGCGCGGCTTGAAGACGTTCAGGTAGGAGAGGCGGACGGGCCCGACGATAACGATTGTGTTTGTGATCTTTTTGAAAGTGGCGTTTGCCATTTGGTTTTCCTTTGGTTAGAGAATTTCAAACCCGTCAGTCGCAGATCCAATCTCGACTTCAGGGCGGGGGTCGCTGGCAGGGACCAAAGTTGGCTTGCCGGTGGGTTTCATAACGAGATCAGAGAGCACCTCGCTAAAGACTTTCTTGGTGATGGCCTTCTCCATTGCGGTGATGCCAAGCAAGGAGGGGGCTTCGTAGATGACTGCGGCCGGGATGCCGGCGCCGGTTAATGCCTTGGCGACGGCCTCTTGGTCGCGGTACTTCCGGTTGCTACGGCCGGCAACCAGCTTCCAGCCGGGGAACTTGGTGCCGTTCTCTGCTTCGACCAGTGCGTGGGACTGGAGGTCTCCGTACCAGGTGGCGCGTTCTTTTGCGACAGCCAGTAGGCCGGCGATCTCTTCGTCTGACAGGGTGTTGGGCGGGGCGAACTCGCCCTGGACCTGTACCAAGTTGGCATCTGCCCGGGCACGACACTTGACCTTGCCCCTGCAGAAGCCGCAGTGGTCACCCGGCACAAACTCGCCACCGCCCCGGAAGGCTTGCTCGGCGATCGGCTTGATCTTCTGCCCCCAGGCCAGCAAGTCCTTGACCGAGATGTCCCAGGTGCTGGGCTCCTCGGACAGCCTGGGCTGGTGGATAGTCAGAGAGACCCAGTCGATCTCGTACAGGTGGGCGTAGGCCTCAACGGCACCGAGGGCGTACAGCTTTTCCTGTGCGTTATCGACCGCCGAGACAGGCTTGCCTTTCCCAAATTTTAAATCCAAAATTCGAAGCTTCCCGTCAGCGACGATCACCAGATCCCCGGTGCCGAAGCCCTGCGGGACGATGTGACTGAAGTCGAGCCGTTCTTCAACGAGGATGACCGCATCGGGGTTGACCTCCCGGGCTTCGGCGATCTGCTCGGCGCAGTATTCGACGTAGCAATCGACCGCTTCCTCGTTGGCTTTGCTCCAATACTGCGAGCTGCGTTCTGCAGCCAATCGATTCTGGAAAGCCTGCGGATCAACCTGGCCGAGAAGTAGCAACAGCTTCAACTCAGCCAGGCCGTGGGCCCAGGTTCCCTCTTTGGCAAACTCGCTATCCTTGTCCGCGAACTGCTCCTCGAACAGAGGTGCAGCGGTGCAGACAGTCCAGCGGTAAGCACTGCTGGCAGAGAGCAGTGCATGGGCTCGCTCGACGAGTGCTTCCATTACAGCGACTCGCAGTCAGACAGCACAGCAGCGTAATGCTCCGGCTTCAGGGCGCTGACGCTGGGCGCCTGATACTTGGCCAGAATCTCCTTGACGGCGCCAGCCTTGCCAGCTTTGGACAGCTCTGCCAGGCGGGCGCGGACCTGCTCGACGGTGACCCCCGTAGCCGGCTCGGGTGCCTCAGACACCTCCGGGGCCGGGTCGCTCGCAGGGTCTGGCTTTTTTGCCCGGGCCTTGGTGCTGGCCTTCTCAATAATGGTGTCGGTCTGCTTGGCAGAGACGAGGGCATCGGCCAGGCGGTTGATCGCTTCGGCCAGGGGGCCACCGACTTCAATGGTGATGTTCATTTGTTGCTCCTTAGTGGTAGGTTTGTTTGAGGATCTCGTCGGCCAGTGCAACCAGTCGATCGATGCCGGGTTCGTGCCAGGGGCTCTTGCCGAGCCAGGCTGAATACCCGGCAAGGCGGCGCTGTTCGTCGTACTGAACGGCGGCGCCCCGGTGCGGTAATCCACAGGCGGCTACCTGTGGCGCGGTGAATCTCACTATCATTTGAGGCTCCTGTTTTTGTCGGCGTAAGGAAGCGCCTTTGGTTACTTCGCGATCAGCATCTTCGCCAGCACATCAAGCTCGGATGCCGTGAGGTTCATCTGGCAGATCCGCGACCAGAAGGGGTGGTTGGCCAGCGGGAAGCACTGCTCCAGGGTCAGGTCGAAGGTGTCTGGTGCGTACTCCTTGACGTGACCTCGTAGCTGGAACTGCGGGGTGTCTTTGATTAGGGTCATGTTGCTGCCCCCGATAGGATGCTGGCCATGCGATCGGTCAGTGTCCAGAGCGCCTTGTTCAACTTGATATTTTCAGAAACCGAGGCAACCGCCCGGGTGCTGGTACGACGCCCGGTAGCCCCGACACCGCGCAGACCGCCACGGATCATGTTCTCCTGTACTTTATTGAAAACTCTCCAGAGGTCGGAACCTTTGTCCTCCCAGCGGCGCAGGTTCAGCATCTGCTCCGGGTTGATCGGGGCGGCGCTGTTGCCCTGCTCGTCGCGATCCCAGCGCAGGTCGAGGGCGGCTTCCGCGAAGGCCAGCTGCTGGCGGGGGTCAAGAACCAACGCCTTGAACTCCTCAACGCGGGGTGCTACGGCTTTGATGTCCTCGATAACGCGATAGCTGCCCTCGATGACGCCGGAGATCACATCGCGGCCGGAGTGACGCAAGCGGACCTCAGAGGAGGTGTCACCGACGATCAGGCCATTGCTGCACACGACACGGTAGATGCCGCCCATCAGGTTGTAGGACGACGTGCCGTCGTGTGAATTGACCAACACGATCTCGGGTACTTCCTGACCCGGCACCAGATTGACGTGCTGCGCCTGGCGGAAACGGATCAGGTGCTTCGTGTGCTCGCGCTTGCCGTTGTCACGGACCCGGGTCTGGCCGACAGCCATCGGCAGGAAACCCTCGTTGCGAAGGCCTTCCAGCACATTGCTGGTCGGGATGTAAGCGTAACGCTCGCCGCGAGACTCATGCGCCTCGGCTGCAAAGACGCTCGGTGCGTATTGAGCGATCTGTTCGTTGGTGAGCGGGGAACGGCTGCGGAACATTGTGGCTTGTGCCATGGTATTTCTCCTTGATCGTTTTGACGGGTAGTCGCCCGGGTGTTGTGAATCAACACTCGAAAGCCCTGCACGCAGGGCGATCGGCTGGTGACTCTTATTTGGTGAGGTGGTTAAGCAGCACCCAAGCCTTGACATAAGCTGCGGTGTCATTGGCCGCGACCAAATCAGCTTTAGCGAGGTCGATTTCCTTCTGATCAACGCCACGGTACATGGAGCACGTTGGTACGCCGTCATCCGAAAAATACTTCGGGCGATCTAGGTGCTGGGCGTAACGGGTGCGCTGCTTCATGCAGCGGATCTCGCGCTGAACGTGGATGCCGCGCTCGGCAAATACTTGATCGAAACTTTTCATCTCGTTCTCCGGTTAGACGGGTAGGTACTTGTCGCCAGTCCAGACTTCCATCCGGAGGGCGTTGATTGGACCGCTTGTGCTGAGCTCGGCTTGGCGCTTCGCATCACTGTAGTTCGTCGCGCCGATCATGATGTAGCCGTAGGTGCCACGGTAGCGGTATGAGGTAAGCCCCGGCGATGCGCAGGGTCTGTCGGTTACATGCATCTCGTTCTCCTCAGATAAACAGCGCCAGAAGAATCCCCAGCGCGGCGCCCAGTAGTAGGGCTTGAAGGTCTTGGGTTTTCATCACGACACCTTCGCAGTGACGCAGATGACTGACTTGCTTGCGGCCAGCACTTGCGCGGGGGTCAGGAAACCCTTGACCGTTTTGCTGTCCAGGGTGACGCGTTCGGACGTATAGACCAGCACCTTGTGACCGTCGCGGCCGATGTATTCGTTGTCGCCGTAGGACTTGAACTCGCCGAGGATCTCGTCAAGCTCGTCCTTGGCCCCGTCAATGATCGACTTGAGCTCAACTGCACGGTCGATCAGGTTGCGTTGGCGGAGGGTAGAGAGGGTGGTTACTGTGGCGGTATTGGCCATGATTGAATCTCCTGTTTTTAACCGTAAGGAAGCGGGGTGTGTAGTGCTACGTCGCGGGAATTAGGTACTCACCCTTTGGGCTGTTCGCTTAACCGCAGTACCCGTTGCACTTTTAAGCAACCTCAACCGCTAGGGAGCTACCCATCGTTGCGGCTTCAGAAGTTGCTTAAAGGTGCCGGCTCCGAAGAGCCGCACCAGGTATGTTTGTTCGTTATCCCTGTTCGTCAGGGTCTGGCAGCGCACGATGCAGTGGCGCTGTGAGGGAGGATCGGCCAGCGACGTGCGCTGGTTCTCTGTCCTTCAACGGCTCTTTTGCGCCTGCCCATACTGCTGGGGGTCCGTCACGGCGGAGATGCGGCCCGGGTACTGCTTAACTGATTCTCGGGTTCTCGGTCTCTGCGGTCCTTGTTGCTGAACCGATGAGTGAATCTTAGACCTCTAAGAAATATGAGTCAACAAAAATATGAGCAAACTAAGAAATATTTTTAGGCTGTTACGGTCGACGGGAAAATCAGGGCGAAAAAATACCCGCCGTAGCGGGTTGTTGTGTGGGGCGGGGCGGGCTTTACTTGCTGGGTTTCGCCTGTTGATCCAGTCTCTCGCGGATTGCCTTTAACTCGTCTTGGGTCTGCTTGAGGTTTTCAGACGCTTGCACAATAGCACTGGCTGTTGTTTTTCCTGACTCAAACGAGGCTGTCATATTGGAGAGCAGGGCGGCGTTAAAAGCCGCGATACCAAAGACGATCGCCAATACCGCAGAGACTGCGGTGATGATGGTTGTGTTCTTCATGGAAGAAATGCCAGCCTCGATGCGCACGTTACTTTCAACGATACGATCAATCTTAGCGTCCATTCGAGTTTCGATGGCCGCGAGCTTTGCATCGAGTTCATAACGGGAAACGGCGTCGGTCATAGGCTTAACGGTAGCACAATCTTGCCTGTTTTGCAGCCCCATATATCGCTCAAACTGTTTTTTAACCTCTTCTAGGTTACTCATTTTCTTCATTTTCCCGCTTGGCTTCTTCCGGCAAGTTGCGATACATACGGCCAATCAGTGCATTTGCCGCATCAATCAATGCCGCGCTTTCTTGCGGGTGGCTTGCGCCGATTGCGATTGCGGACGCTATCGCCGTATCAACAAGTCGCACCATGCACCTATGCAACGGCTGGTCCATAAATGGCAAGTATTCAAAGTCTTCGCTCATAGCCCTCCCGACCCGCCTTTGTCTCTGACGCGGCCGATGATGGTGATGTGTTCCTGGGCGGTCTCAGGATCAACGTCTTCATCTTTATAGGCTGGGTTCTCGCTGCGCAGGGTCAGGGTGCCATTCAGCTTACGGAACAGCCGCTTGACGCGCAGCTCGTCACCGTAGCGGATCGCATAGACCTTGCCATCTAATATGCGCGTTGAGTCGTTCTCAGCAAGATTAACGAGCACCGTGTCGCCTGAGTAAAGGAACGGCTCCATGCTGTCGCCCGTGACCTTGAAGCGTTTGACGTAGGCGGGGTTGATGCGCTCGCGCTGGAACCAGGATAGCCGGTAGGTGGCCGGTTCGCGCTCTTCAATCAGGTCATAGGTGGCGTTGTGCCCATTGCCCGCGCTAAAGCTGACTTTGCATTCCATAACCTCGATCATGTCGTCTGGAAGCACGTCGTCAGGGTGGCGGGCGGTTATCACAGATTGTGATAGTTCTGCCTCGCGGGGCTGGGACTCGTCAAAGAGCCAGTGAGGGTTAACTCGCAGAAGCGTGGCCATAAGAAAACAGTTATCCAATTTTGCGCTGGTGGCCCCGTTGTACCACTGCGTAAAGGCACCGGAGGAAGCTTTTGCCGCTTCCCACACCATCGTCTTTGTCAACTTTGGCTCGCCGTGCTCAATTCGGCGCTTAACTTCTGCGTCAAACGAACTTGAGAATCGCTCTTGGAATGTGCTCATTCTTAGAATCCTAAGCAAATTGTTTCTTAGCTGTGTTGCAAAAAAGCTCTTAGACGCCTAAGATGTGGGCATGAACGAATACGCAAACACCGTTATCGACGCGCTAGGGGGCACCACAAAGGTCGCCGAGCTGTGTGATTTGACCACCGGAGCCGTTAGCCAGTGGCGAACCAACGGCATCCCGAAGACGACGTTGAAATTCCTCCGCCTTTCCCGACCCAAGGTTTTCTCGGTTATCGACAAAGAAACCCGAGAGGCAGCTTGACCCATGTCCGTTCAAGGATCGTCGGTCCATCCGAAGCTGTGTGACGAGGCTGTTGCCGAGCTGAAGCTGCTTGCCACTTTGCGGGGCAAGACCATTCAGGCGGTTGCGGAAGATCTTTTGCATCGCGCTCTCCTTGGTGAGTCCTACGCTTTCAAGGTAGCAGCAGAGATGGCAGAGCGCGCCGGAAGACTAGGTAATCGCAGGTAAGGCGCTTTCTGCGGCCTCAATCAGCAGACAAACCAACGGCTCCGTCATCGTGCGCAAACACTCGGGAGCCGTCTTAAATGCAGGAGCATTTTAGCATGATCAAAGCAATTGAGACTAGGTACAAGGGCTACCGATTTCGGAGTCGCTTAGAGGCCCGCTGGGCAGTCTTCTTCGACGCGCTCGGTCTGGCGTGGGAGTACGAGCCGGAAGGGTTCGATCTTGGCGAAGCAGGCTGGTACTTGCCTGACTTTAGGGTCACTTACCCCGGGCAGCGAAAAGGCGAAGAAGAAAAATGGTGGTTCGAGGTCAAGGGCGACCTGAAGGGCATTTCGCAGGACGAATGGAAAAAGTTGCTGGCGTTCGATTCTGCGCTGGGGCTGCTGGTTCTCGACGGAATGCCTGAACCACGCATGTACTGCACGCCAAAGGATCTCATCAAGTGGGTTGATGCTGACGGGGCGGAAACCTGGCCTTTGGAATCTGGAGAAACGGGCAGGGTTGCCACTCCGGTGCGTCCTTACTCCGTGTCTTCCGACGCCCTGGCACCCAACCGCTTTGGGTGGGCACTCTGGTCAAGTAAGGGCCGTCCTTGGTGGGACGAGCACGAAAACTATTTCACACCGACTACATATTTCGGGCTGGATGACGCCCTTGAGTTTGCATCGGATAAAGCTAAACAAGCACGGTTTGGGAAGGACGGCCGGGGATGAGCGCCATTAAAAAACCGGTGCTTGCTACCGGTGATGAGCTAACCGTTGTCAGTAGTATCGGTCTTCGTTTGACGAAAGTCTGGGATAGTGCAACAGGGAAGCCGCGGGGGTACGAGAAGGCACGCCAAATATCCTATCGCGAGGTTGCTGTCTCCGATATTTTCGGGCTTTCGACGCTGCTCACGGAGCTGCAGGATGAAACAACCTCCTGCGTTATCCGCGGCAAGTTCGTTGGCTGGGAAGCCGCGGCGGAGATAATCCCACGCTTGCTGGAACAGGACCGTAAAGCGAAGAAAAAGAACTGCGAACCACCGAAGGCAGGCTATACGCTACGCCGGTTGGAGCTGTTCCCGGATCGCAAGCTGCACTATTTCATGCTCGACATTGACGGGTTTCACCCGAAAGGTGTTGATCCGGTCAAGAACCCGGAAGCCGCTATTGACCAGTATGTGGCGCGGCACCTGCCGGCATGCTTCCAGGGGGTCTCATACCATTGGCAGCTGTCCAGCTCGGCCGGGCACCCTGACGCCATCGGTACGCTCAAGGCGCACGTTTGGTTCTGGTTGAAGGCACCATACACCGGGGACGAATTGATCCTCTGGGTCGCCAGCAACAAGATCGAGATTGATGACTGCGTCTTCGAGTCCGTGCAGCCGAACTACACCGCGGCCCCGGTATTCATCAATGGCGTGAAAGACCCGGTGCCAGTGCGTAGCGGGCTGTACCGCGGCTGGCTCGATGACGAGGCGGATCTTGTCATCACCGACGACATGCTCCAATCAGCAAGGCGCGAGCGCAAGGCCCGACAAGACATAGCGGACCCCTCCGAAAAAGAGGGGCTGATCGGGCTGTTTCACCGGACCTTTGAAATCGAGGACGTCATTGATACCTGGCTCCCTGATGTTTTTGAGTTCGTCACCGATACCCGCCTGAATTTCTTGCAGAGTAGTAGCGGGGCTCGCGAGGGTGCGACAGTCACCGATAACCGTCAGGGCATTTTTAACTCCCATGACTCAGACCCTTTCGACAACCGGGCTGCTAACAAGTGGGATCTGGTTCGGGTTTATAAATTTGGTCATCTCGACAAGGGTCTGACTCTTGCCGAGAAGGCGTTGCTCTCAATCCATGAGCTGCCGTCTCACCGGGCAATGGCGGCTTTCGTTGAAGAGCTGCCTGAGATCAAAGGTGCCCTGCGCGAGGTTGCAACAGACACGCTCGCCCTGCGCGAGGCTTTGGCGGGGCGTATCCGTGCAGCGGCAAGCGAGCTGGATCTCCGTGAGGACGTTCTGGCTGACGTCCAGAGCTCTGACTTGCCCGACCTCGACCGCGAGGTTCTCGTCGGGGAAGTCCAGAAAAAGTGGCTGGCGCTGACCGGTACAAAGCTCGGCATCAAGGATGCGCGCAGGCTGGTCCAGCGTGAGCGCCCAGCCCCGGGCACCGTGGTCGAAGCAGCTGCCGCGCCCGCTTGGATACGGCCGTGGGTCTTTTGCACTGACAAGGACCGCTTCTTCAACATGGACAGTGGCGAGTCAGTATCGATCACCGGTTTCAATATGGTCCATGATAGGTTCATGGGTCGGTATGTGGACGAGAACGGCAACACGCCGGCTGCTTCAACCTTCGCCAAGGATGTCTGGAACATCGAGACCGTGGCAGGCATTGGTTACATGCCGGGCGCTGCCCGTGTGTTTGAAATGCTTGGGGTCAAGTGGGCCAATAGCTACTCAGACCGCGAAGTGCCCGCCCTGCCGCCAATCCTGACAGATGAGGAGGAGGGCGCCGTGGGCGTGGTGCTCAACCATCTGGTACGTCTGTTCCCAGTTCAACGGGAGCGCGACCTGTTTATCTCATGGCTCGCCCATAACGTCAGACACCCGGGCAAGAAGATCCGCTGGGCGCCATTCATCTATGGCGCGCAGGGTGTCGGGAAATCTTTCTTCCTTAACCTTCTGGGCATGTGCATGGGCGGGGACAACGTGGCTCCGCTTGATGCCACGACCGTCTGCAGCTCAGATTTCACTGCCTGGGCCGTTGGCGTGGCCGTGCGTTGCCTTGAAGAGGTCAAGCTGCACAACCACAACGCGCATGACGTGATGAACAAGCTGAAGCAGTTCATCACCAACGCGATCATCGACGTGCACGCCAAGGGGCGTGACCCATATCGGGCGATCAACGTCACCAACTATATGGCGCTGTCGAACTACATCGACGGGCTGGCGCTGGAGAAGGGCGACCGCAGGTACTTTGTTCTGCACTCCGCCATGTCGGCCGAGGAGGCCGTTGAGCTTGCCGAGTCAGGGTATTTCATGGCGCTGTTCGGGGCGATCGAACAGTTCGCAGGTGCAATGCGTAAGTGGCTCATGGAGGTTCCGATGCACCCGGAGTTTCAGGCCGATGGCCAGGCACCGATGACCGAAGCAAAGAAAGTGACGATTGAACTGGCCAAGTCGGACATCTCAATCGCTGCGGAAGAACTGATCGAGAACGGCGGAGAGGGGATATCCAAGAACGCAATTTCGTCCCGTTGCTTCACTGCTGCGCTGCACAACCTCACCGGAAAAGACGTTTATACAAAGACCGTCCATAGCGTTTTGCAGAATATGGGGTTCTCTTTTTACGGCCAAATCAAGTGGAAAAGTGGGGCGCATAGGGTCTGGACGCGGGGGGTCCCAAGTGACACGCCGACAAATTCTATTCGGGACCTTCTGGAAACCGCATGCTTTGACGAAGGGTTCCTGAAATGAGCGCCCTAGAAAAAGTCCCAAATAACTTGGGACCTTGTTTGTCTTGGGACTCAATATTTTCCTTTGTTTTCAACAAGGTCCCAAAAGGTCCCAAATACTGGACTAATACAGGAGAAGAAGAAAAAACAGGGAAAAAAGGGGATAAAAAAATATTTTTCTGTATACGCCGTTTCGGGGGTTTATTCGGGACCCTGGGACCTTTCAACGGCCAAGTGGGGGTCGGACATGCCCGGTGAGTCCAAGCTGGAGCGCAAGCTCAAATCGCACGTTGAAGCCCTCGGCGGTGCGTGCGTCAAAGTCGGGCACAGTGGTTGGCCGGATCGGGCTGTCGTTCTCCCTGGTGGGAAAATCATTTGGGTGGAGTTGAAAAACCCGGATGGTAGCGGGAGGGTATCCCCGTTGCAGCAGCACCGCATCGACACCCTGATCGCGTTGGGGCACGACGCCCGGGTGGTCAGCCAGGAGGCGGACTTCCCATGCTGACCTTGCACGCCTATCAGCGCCGCGCTGCGAACATCCTGCACGACGTGCCGAAGTCCATCCTGGCGCTTGACCTTGGCCTCGGTAAGACAGCGACTACGCTGACCGCGATTTCCGAGCTGATCATGCTGGGCGACCTGGCTCCGCCGGTCCTGGTGATTGCCCCCCAGCGCGTGGCCAAGCATGTCTGGCCGACCGAGGTGGAGAAGTGGGCACCGCACCTGTCGGTGGTCAGCCTGGACGGCACGCCGAAGGAACGCGAGGCAAAGCTGGCCTTGGGCGCCGACATCTTCACCATAGGCAAGGAGCTGTTGCCGTGGATCGCTGCAAAGCTGGCCCCTGAGATGTTGGTTTTCGATGACTGCCCGCCGCGCCGTGGCACTGATCGGTTCAAGCTGGCGCGCAAGATGGGCAAAGCAGCGAAACGGTTGGTGCTGCTGACCGCCACGCCGGCACCTAATGGCGTCGAGCAGCTGTTCCCACTGGTTGGCCTGTGCGACGGTGGCGAGCGCCTTGGGAAGACCTACACGGCGTTCCAGTCGCGCTTTCTGGAGCCCGACAAGCGCAGCCGCGACCGGATCTTCACTTGGAAGCCAAGGGCGGGCGCTTTCGAGGAGATCATGGACCTGGTCAAGGACGTCATGGTCAGCATGTCGTCAGAGGATTATCTGCAGCTACCTGAGCGAATCGACAACACAATTCGTGTCGGGGTGCCCCTTGAGCACTATCGCCGCTTTGAGCGCGACCTGTTCATGCGCCTCGACGGGGACGCGGTAACGGCAGCGAACGCCGCGGTGCTGTGCGGGAAGCTCCAGCAGTTTGCCAACGGCTGTGTGTATGACGAGACCCGAGGTACGCACGAAGTCCATGACGCGAAGCTGGAAGCGCTGGCCGAGATCGAGGGCGACATCCTGGTCTTTTACGGCTTTCAGCACGATCGCGACCGGATCATGGCCCGGTTCCCCCAAGCAGAAGCCCTTGACGTTGAAAAGTGGAACGCCGGCAAGCAGCGCATGGCCCTGGCGCACCCAGCAAGCGCCGGGCATGGCCTCAATCTGCAGGCGCACGGCGATGGCGTGGTCTGGTTCGGCCCGACCTACAGCCTCGAACAGTATCAGCAGGCCAACGCACGGCTGCACCGGCAGGGCAGGCTGAAACCCGTAGTCATTCACCACTTGATCGCAGCCGGCACGCTGGATGAGCTTGTCATGGACGTGCTGGCCGGAAAAAAGAATCTTCAGGACATTATTTTGGAAAGGACTAAAGCATGAGTGATGAAATCGACATCGCCAACGACCGCCGCGACGCTGAACTCGCGAACCGCATCTCGGAATTTCAGTACCAGCTAAACCACGCCGTCAGTGCCTTCGAGACTGGTCGTTGCCGTAACTGTGAGACGAAAACAGATGACTCAAGAGCGTTCTGCGACTCGGAGTGTATGAAAGACTGGGAATACCGTCAGAAGATGAGCAAAAGGGTAGGACGATGAAAATCAAATCCAGCTTGAAATTCTCCCTTTCCGGCGATGAGGTCGATTCGCTGATTGAGATATGCCTCGCAGCGTACCCGCAAAGCCTCACAAACGAGGCGCACGCGCTGTGTGAGTCGATCCTCGACACATTCCTTGAGGAAGATGATGAAAACGCAACTGAGAGCGATTGTGAAAGGACATTGAATTGAACCGAGACGATAACGCTATCATCGATTACGCGCTTGAAGTGTGGGCGTCAGGGCAGGGTGACGGTGCCTTTATTCGGCACGAGTTGTGGTTCCCGGCAACAGCCGCAGGACTATCGACCGGGGGTGTGGTGAATGACGACAATGGATGGGATGATCTGCAAGATGAGTGCGACGTGGCCTTGCGGGTCGCTATCGATAAGTGCCTTGGGGATATGTCTCCTGCCATGCGTAGCGTTGTAGAGCGCTCTATCGCGTTCTGCGCTGTGGTGAGGTGTAGACCGCAGGACGCAGCCTGGATGCTAACCGAGGGCCGCGCAAGGGTGTTACGAGCGGCTTTGAGTGCGGGGGTGCCGAGGTGAAAGATAGCGAAAAACAATCGTTGACACAAAAATAATAGTTCGTGTTAATATCTCTCCCAGATAAATCCGTCCAGAGTTTCAAGGGCGGATTTTTTACGTTCACGAACCGGAAAACACCATGACCCAGCTAATTATCGAAATCGAACAGGGCGGCGCAGGTACGATTGCCATTGACGGCGCAGAGCCAGTGCCGTTTCAGAATGCCGAGGAGGTCTGTTCGGTGATTGAGTCATTGGCTGGCCAACCTGATGCCGATGAGGCCTCTGCTTTCGGTGCCGCGACTGAAGGCATGGAGCCACCACAACGCATGGCGCCAGCGAAGCCCCAGATGGGTCAGAGGGGCATGTAATGATCAAAGCGACTGCGCATCGGTTGATTGCTGACTGCTTACAGTGGGAGCAGATGGGCGCTTGGCGCGAACCTTACATGACGGCCAAGTTTATCGAGATGAGCCAAGCGATGCTGCGGGTGGCGCGCTATGTGCGGACTGGGTCGTTAGGCTGAGTGCAGCCCAGAGCAGCCTATGACTAAGAATAGACCCCCAACAGCCGGATCATTTCCCAAGGGAAAATCAGGCAACCCTGGTGGCCGTGCCAAGAAAACACCAGAAGAATTTGAGCTAATTGAGGCCTGTAAGCTGAAATCACCGGCTGCCTTGCAAACGATCCTGACGATCATGGAGAGCGGTGACGGTGACAAGGTTCGCCTGTCTGCTGCTCAGTATGTGATTGACCGGGGGTACGGCAAGGCGAAGCAGGAGCAGGACGTTAATGTTTCCGGCGAGATCGGCATCCGTAACATCCGCGTTGAGTTTGTCGATGCTGCCAAGCGATGAGGTAATCCAGCAGTTCCCAGGCTGGGCGAAGATGTTGTTCGCTGAGTGTCGCTACAAGGTGGCGCACGGTGGGCGAGGATCTGGTAAGTCTTGGGCGTTTGCTCGGGCGCTACTGGTTGAGGGAAGCAATCGACCACTGCGCATCTTGTGCGGTCGTGAGGTGCAGAAGTCCATCAAGGAGTCGGTAAAACGACTGCTGGACGATCAGATTCAGGCGCTGGGGCTTGGCGCTTTCTATCAGTCCCTTGAGACAGAGATTCGCGGCGCCAATGGCACGCTGATCGCGTTTTCTGGGTTGGCCAGCCACACCGTCGAAAGCGTCAAATCGATGGAAGGGTTTGATCGAGTTTGGATTGAAGAAGCCCAGACGGTCAGCAAGAAGTCGTGGGACATTCTGACGCCAACGATTCGCAAGCCTGGCTCAGAGATTTGGGTGTCGTTTAACCCAGAGCTGGACACTGACGAATGCTGGAAGCGGTTTGTTGAGAATCCACCCGAGAACTGCATCACGCAGCAGGTCAATTACTCGGACAACCCGTGGTTTCCGCAAGTGCTGGAAGATGAACGGCTGCATTGCCAAGCAGCATCGCCAGACGATTACGATACGATTTGGGAAGGTAAGTGCAGAGCGGCAGTGGTTGGCGCTATCTATGCCAGAGAGGTACAGGCGGCAGTTGTTGAGGAGCGGATTAGACCGATACCATATGATCCACGCTTAAAAGTGCATGCCGTATGGGATTTGGGCTGGAACGATTCTATGTCTC